GGTGACTTCATCGCACCACCGACATTGCCTGTTGCCGTTTGGCCCGCCGTCCCCACCGATGAGTCCATCGTCCAGCGATTGTTTCCCACATCTACGGCTGTAATCTGCTTCAATGCCGCTGAAACGGTTCCACCAGTAATGTTGAAATTGTTCCCAAGATCGCTATTACTGACCGTATAGCCCGTAATGTTGAGCTGAGTTGTTGTGGTATGTACTGTGGCCGTTATGGTAGAACCATTCACCGCGATCTGAGCTGCATCTTGCTGGCTGTAATCTGTTCCCGCGGAGGCGGCATTCCATCCGCCTCCGTTGCTGTCATTGCCAGTTTGGCGCACTTCCCAATCTGTGCTAGCAGATACGGCCATGCTGATCGAGCTGGGAATTAAGTAAAGTTGGTGGCGACGATCCGATATCGGATTCGAAGCAAAACGTCGAAATTTCCAGTAGTGATTGCGCCACCAAGTGAGGCCACAATAGCGGCATTGGCAACAGGAGTGATAATGCCAATGGTGTTGTTTGGAATGTGGCGAATCTGTGCCGATGTCTGATCAAGAAAGCCAGTGGTCTCAATCGTGGTCAGCGCCTGTGCACCTGAGCCATCGGTGTATTTCAGGAAGAGATCATCACCGGCCGCAATAGCAGCATACGCGGTCCCTCCCGCGTGACGAATTTCACAGCTGTCGATGACAATGGCCTTGTTGGCGCCAGGAGCTGCTATAACTGAGACGGGAGTGGTATCCAGGGCCAGGATCTGGGCACTGGTCAGAGTCACGACAGCGATCTGCTCTAGATCAATGCTACCCACAGTAGTGAGTGGGTCCCGAACTGTAATCGTTGTTGCCTGGCCCATAGCACCAGCTGTCAAAGTAACCGTCGTATTACCTGTCTGATCAGTACAGGTAATCTGCAATTTTCCCTTGGAGGCGGTCGCGGGAAAAACATCTACTGTACCAGCCGTACCAGAGGCACCAGCATCCACATCAGTAGCAACGATCGTGCTAAAAGTCTGTGTACCAGTAAAGCTTTGGGCAGCAGTAATGTCTGCCATTTTGGTTTGAATTTCTATAGCCACGGGAAGGCTGGCACAGGCAATCTCAAGCCTGGAGCGTGCAAGATCTGAAAGAGCCATGTGAGTTATTTACTCCAATGAGGGGTGATGTGTTCTCGAACCTGTTCTCTCAGATCAGCCACGTCTACATGCATGGGATCTGGCACACCTGCTAGAACTTCCGCCGTCCTGGCATCCACGATATCATCCGCAACAGGCATGTCTTTCGGCTCTGTGTCAGCTTCCTGGGCACGAACATTCACAGAGCCAGCACAGCCCCAACCCCTCTCCTCGCAGACACGCTGCACATCCCCACGACCAGAAACCCATGCCTGTGGATCTCCGGGATAGGAAGCGAGCTGTGAAAGATAAACCTTACCAGTAATGTTAATACCCGCAGCTACAGCCTCCTTCTTGTATACATCGCCAAGCCACGGCGTCTTTTCAAACTGGTTGCCATTGATGTGTCCTTGCAAGAAAGTGGCATCTGTGCGAATGGCAGGAGTCTTGCGGCTGGCAAACATCTCGGCCAGGAGCGGAGAGCAGCCATTGCGGATGCACTCTTCGTAATGTTCTTGATAACCCACAGAATTACCCCATTTGAGCTTCTGGGACAGGCTCACCCTCCGCAGGAATACCTTCAGGTGGCAGCATGGCCTCCGGCGGAGGTGGTGGCGGCGGGGGCTGCAGATTGTAGCCCTCTGCATCCAGATCAATGCTCTTGCTCCAATCTGAAAGCAACCTGTTCACTGGATCTACATTGCCAGTTTGCATGCCATATTGAAACAATGGCTGGAAGAGAATTTGCATCGCCTGTTGCATATTGTTGGCATCGCGATCCTTATTAGGCTTTCGCGCCGAGCCGGCTTCAATACGATACTCCAGCTGATAGAGAATCTCTGCCGGATCGGATGCCTCCAAAAGCTGTTGCCACATCTGGGCACCGGCCGGACCCATAACAGGAAGCACATCCTTTGAGGTAAGATGCCATCTGGCAGCCAACGCCTCCTTCCGCGCCACCTCGGTCATGGCCTCTTCCACACGTGCTGACATATCGTCAGGACGGACCTTGAGATTCTCGCCTTTCAATTCTGCTTCTGAAGCAGAACGTAGCTGACGTGCGGATTGACCATACACCAATTCACTAAGGCCAGTGCGTTTCTCAAAGTTGCGCTCAATTGCCTGAACCACATCCCATATAGATCCATTGAATTGCGGATGTTGAAGGAACTGCACCACCTCGCTGATAGTGCCGTGATGCTTCTCGATCTCGACCAGCGTATAATCTCTGCCAGTTAGGATAATATTCTTCAGCTCTTCCGAAGCCGACTTCTGAATGGCGAGAAAATCGCGGCAGCTGATGCGAATCTTGGAGGCAACAAAGGAATACGCCCAGTCCAGGAACTGCAGCTCGCCCATTGCGGGGGCTATGTGTGAGATTGGCCACGGCGATCGCGGCTGGGCATGGAAGGCTACTGAAGTAAATGGCCAGGTATCATCAGCCCAGAAAGGGGTTGGCCATTGAACAGCTTGCGTGACGCGACTTATGTCACCAGACTCAGAGATCTCTGGTGGTACGTTGAGAGGATATGGCAGCTCATCGGTAATTACTAGATATGTGAAATCCCCAAATTGCTCCAGTGGTTCACGAACCGATTTAGGCACACCAGAGAGACGGCCGCCAAGGCCCATCTTGCTGTAAATTTTCCAGTAAACCAGCAGATCCGCAGTGCGACCGCCGCGACGGAGGTGCTCGCCATCCTCTTCTGTGAGTGATTCAGCATAACGATTAAGTGATTCGAGATTGCCACGGATGGTTCCTGATGGCAATCCATAATCCCTTTCTACTTGCCATACCGGATGAATGCAACGCCGAGCAATCCATTTCGCCTCACGCAAGCTCTCGGCATCTGGATCAATTACGAGATTGTCAACAGTATCATAGAAAGTTCCAGCCAGAGAGATGTCCAAGCCTTTGGGACGATGCAGCTCAGTCCACAGTAGGCCCATGCCTTTGATCAACGCCTCATCGATAGCCGCCCGAGCGTGATCCTTGAGACCCAGGGCATTAGGAGTGTAATTCAGGTAAAACTGGAGGATTTCTGCCCGACTAATATCAACGGAACGCAATTGCTCTACTTGCTGATTAGCCATCAGGAATGCTTGCTGCACCATTGGATCATCTGGAGGACCAAACATGGCAATGGGCAGAGCTGGTGCCTTGCGAGCATTGACCTGGCGAATAGGATTCTTGTGATAGAGGACTGGGCCATAGAGCTGGACTAGCTCGGCAACCTTGTTCACAGTCATCATGAAAGAAGGCTGTGGCACACTATCGTGATCCACAGTCAAGCTTCCGTGCTTTCTTGGTCCGGAATACTCATATAGAAAGTCGTGGGGTCCATTATAAAATGCCATCGCTTGCTGGGCCTGTTCGCCGAAACGCTTCCATTTCGTTTCGGAGGCCAACCGCAGCTTTTCACGCCACTGACTCACTACAGGAGCAAAGGGATGATCGTGCATAGTTAAACGTCAGATCTTGGCTGGAAGCAAGAAAAGTCTCTCGTCTGCTCATTAGAATGGCACAAACGGACTCCAGAGTAGGTGCCACCAGAATATAACCTGACTGGCCTCCAGAGTTTGCAGGATGGGCAGGGAGGCGCATCAATCGGAAGCGATTCCTGTTCAAGATGAAAGTCGTCCCACGGTTTCCATTTGCTGCTTTTAGCCACGCTTGGATGCCTCCTCCTTTAATGGCTGGGAAACACGACCGAAGTTACCAGCCGGAATGTGACACCATACACCAGATTCCAGATTACCACCGGTCCGCCAACGCTCATCAGATTCATGACGGACCCCATCATAGGAGTAATGGTTATGCATCCCAGGATGGAAAACTGCAAGTCCTAACACATCCACACCCGCTGCAGTAACCAGAGCTGGGGCCACATCCTTACTATCCGGGCTGTGCTTCCAATAAACAATCTGACCGATATAAGCAAAGGGGGGCTTGAACTCTGACATTATGACTCCATTGGTTTGGCCAACCTGTGAGCAGCGCCTACCCAGCGCCGCTCATGAACTTCAAGATTCTCACCAGGCTCCATGCTGACCAGGTTGGCAAGGTGTCTGGCCACACTTACCCACATGGAGCGAGTAACCAGGCCCAGCTCATCAAAGGCTTGGATTGGATAATCTACACGACTCGCCCAGGCGTGGAACATTCCAGCAGCGAGTTGAGTCCAGGGAAGATTTTCACAATCGTCAAGCAATGCAAGCGCGGCCGAGATCGCATCATTCAGGCCAACACGATATTCATCATCCAGATCCCAGTAATCGACTTTTTCATTATTAGTAGAATCAGGCAATTCCAGTGCATAGCCCATGACACGGTAACTGGACTCGGCCATGACTTGCTCTGGGATACCCTGCCCATCCACTTCCGAAGAATACTGCTGGCGCACAAATGACTCCTTGAGGAATATGCAATTACTCCATTCTGGCCATTGCAGAAATTCAGGCCGAATACCATGCGTGTTATAAAGCACGACGCCTACCAGGTCCTAGACGGATTGAAGTCCTGCCTTCCTTCAATGCCTTCCGCTCCTCTTTCTCACGCAAGGCTCGCATCACATAATTCTCACGTTTTACTGGAGGAGGATCGTAATAGCGAGGATTGTACATCACCAGATAGCCAAGACAGTCCATTAAATGTCCAGGAGTCTTCGGGTCTGGCTTATCTGTTAACCGTCCTGCAACCTGACGCTTTTGATAGCGCTTTATTTCAGCTCTAAAATTTTCTAGAGTAGAAAAGATCTGCAACCTGGGTGTGCCTTGCTCGCCCATTCGCAACCAATCACGGACGGCTAGCAAGCGGGCGTCCACATTATCAGAACCCCAAATGAAGCCGCTTCCTGTATCTTGAGATCTCACACCATACCTTCGCAAAGCCTGGGAATACTGTTCTTCAACCGTCAGACCAATTCCCATCTCGGTCTGTCTTCCCATATGCCCATCGATCAGGAATGCCCGAATTAGCTGGCCGGAACATTTCTTCCTCATCTCATTGCCAAACTGATCGGCATCTGCATCGGCTATGTAAATTTCATCGTACAGATAGCACCGCCCCGTGTGCTTGCCATCTCCAGGTGGCGGAACGGCCAGGAAAAGAGCGGCACAGATTTGACGCCCAGGATCGACGGCAACATAACGCGTCCACGAATCAGGTATTGAGAAGGGCGCAATTTCATGTTTCAATTCTGTATATTCTGGAAATACCTTGCGCGAATGAATAGCCCATTCGCCACCGATACGCACTCGAACTGTCTCATCATTGACAAACTTATCGGCAAAGTCTCGCTTCTGCTGTTCTGTCAAATGTCGATTGTCCGACAGATAGATCGAGAACTCGGCAATACTTGGATGTTCGCAGATCTTTTGTCGCAATGCCCGTTCGTGAAGATCGTATAGAGACTGTGTTCCTACCTGTGGAGTTACAGACCACATGAAGAGGCCGCGTTTATCAACCAATCTGGCAGCTGTCTCCGCATACCATTCTTCATTCTCTAGCTCTTCATCAAACCATGCTAGATTGATCGCAGTTCCCTGGGATGGGTCACCCTTGGAGGTGAGGAAATGAATCTCCCAACCAGTCACAAGCTTGACAACTGACGGGATACTTTCAGCCTTCTTATCCCAACTTATTCTTGATATCATGCGTGGTGGGATAAGCGGTGGAGCCGGCTTGGCCTCAAAACTCCGAGCCGCATCTCGGCTCTCCCACGGACGAAAAGCACGCCAGAGACCAGTGTCCCGGTCACGGATAATCTGAAACGCACCGGCTCGACCAAGCTTTCGCCACATCACAGCGCCGAGGTGTTTCGCATCCTTGCCGACCGCGTAACAAATGCCATCTTTCTTTGGATACTTGTCGAAAGGATCACAGCCACACACGGCACGGGCAACTTCGACCGCAGCAGGCAATGTTTTCCCACCACGATTCGAGCCAACTAATAGACGTTCCAGACTTCGGCATTTGTGAAATGCGTCTTGTTCCGGGAGTGGCTCATATAGATTAAGACTCTCGATAGAGCGCCTGGCAATTTCGGCCAGCACACGGCCTAGTTGCTGTGCGGCATGACCAGTAGCGTCCTGGACCACCACACGATCAGGATCTGCTGGAGACTTGAAACCAGCTTCGGGTTTCAAAAGAAGTTCTGGGAGTTGCACTACCGGAGGTGGAGGGGGAGGTGGAGGAAGGATCTTAACGGGCTTACCCCTACCCAGGATTTTCGGGGAGCCGATGTTCTCCAGGTCCGGGACTTTGGCTTGCTTTTTCCTCGGCATAGAAGGCGCTCACAATTTTGGACGCCGCTTCTCTTAGCTCTTCATCCGAAATATCATGGAGATCTACAGGTGGTCCAGCAAGATTGGCCTGTGTTTGCATCAGGCGCAGAATTGATTCCATCATGCGCGAGCGCGTCATGTTGGATTTGCAGTGTGCAAACTCATCGTGATAGGTGCGAGCAAATTGCTCAGCGCCACCCCATTCATTTATGAGATGTTCGAGAACCTCTTGCAGATGGGGGATGCGGCCTTTCTTTCTAGCGGCATTTGATAGGAATAGATCAACGTCGAATTTCCTGGAATCGCCAACCTGGGACTGCGGGAGGGAGGTTTCCGGCATGGTAGTCTTCATCACCAATAAGTTGCTTAAGAGAATGGAGTGCGCGACGCTGATGAACCCAACTGGCTGTCCCATCTGTGCATTGCTGAACCACACGCCAAATCGAATGAATCATCTTGGCCTCAGATGCAGCAGACCGAAGTTCTTCCGCATCAGCGCGACACACCAGCTGCCTGTTGGCAAGATAATCCTGATACGCAAGATTGAGACGACAACATTCTGCTGCCACATTGACTGGCGGGAAACGAAAATGATCGTACCAGGGTGGAGCACTGGCCATTTCGTCCCAATATGATCGTATATACCCAATCTCAAGATTGAAGTCGCTTCTCCAAATCTCATGAGGCCCAACGATTTGCGCTGCCGCAGTCACGCGCCTCAATGCTTTCCACATGCAGTCTGGCACACGACGCGGCAATGGCGGCTCTACAGGCGTGTAGATCAGCAAGATAATCACGCCATCACAAACAGCATCGGACACGTCACAGGAACTAACCGACTCCTGCGAGATCTGGCGATAAATCTCGTTGTCGACATTCCAGCTTGGCGGAACGATCCAGCATAAGAGCCACAGAGCCAGAGACGCGAGCATCATGTTGTCCTATCCATTTGAGGCGAAGACTATGAGCTGGCCAGTAATACACAGGGATACCCATCTTCATCGCGTGGCGCCTCTCCAGTAAGGCGCCTTTGGAATTCTCCCATCCTTCGCCCATAATGACAAGATCAGATCGCTCAACCATAACCAAATCGCCGTCGATCCACGGTTCCTCAGCTCCACAGCAGCCGCCAAGAAATTCAGTGTTTTTATGAGGACAAATGACAGCGAAACCGAATTTCCATAATTCAACCGCAATATCTTCGGCTCGGCGAATGTTCTTCTTGATTTCCCATTCGCTCAACGCGGAGTAAGGTCCAGAGACATAGGCCAAAAATTTCTGTTTCCTTTTCGACAGCTTTACATCCAAATCAGAAGCCAATGTGATCATGTCGCGATCATCATGATTGACATTATCCATCAGAAGCCAGACCCCCACGAATTAAATGTGCTAGAATATCCTTTAACACTATCAACTACATATCCTAGCACCTTAACGTCACGAATGCAATGTTTAACAATGTAATCCATTGCCTTCTTATCACCATCAAGAGCCGCCCGGATCCAGATCTGACCATCCACGATCGTCTTGTGTGGCGCGCCAATCAGGCTACTCAACGATTCCAAAGAATTGCTTCTCAAACAAAACTTGTTTTTTGATAAATGGTATGGATCAATAAGCTTCTTGGTGTTTGGAAAAGTTCCCAGATGCCATTTGGCCATCCTTGTACGGATGAATGGAAGATCAAACTTGGACCCATAATGGGCAACAAGCACATCGAACTTGAGAAGTTCGTCAACAATTTTCCTGACGATATCCGAATCGTCAGAGCGCTTGCTATCCCAGTTTGGATTGCATTGGTCACCGCGAAGCACTACAGGCTTGGCACCGAATCCTTGAATCACGGCGCACAGAATAATGCCAAAGTTGGCATCCAAAGAAGACGTTTCAATGTCGAAGCAGCATGAGGTGATCATCAACATCCCTGTCAAATAGGTAAATCGATCTCCGCACGTGTTTTGCTATGGTGTTGGCAACAGACTCGTAGGAGTCAGCGCAGGCGGCACGTGCGGATCAACATTGCACCAGATGCGATTCGGCTCAGGCATGGGATTTGATGGAGTTTCTAATGGTCTCCGCCAACCTGGAACGTTAACAGCAGGATTTGCGCGCCATAGCATCATACTCTTGAGCGCCTGCCATTCCATCCTTATAATCCTAAGCTCTTCCAGGATTTTCTCAGAATCTTCTTTTGTTATAGACATGATTATTATGTCTCCATAGTCTTACTTTCCTGGGCAGCAGCAGCAACAGTCGCATGGCTTGACACAAACACAGCCTGGCTTGCAGCAAGAATCGCTAAAGGCAGTTGGTCTGAGAAAAAACCCAATACCGACAATAGCGGCACAACCAAACAGAATATATGCAGCAGCGAACATGAAGGAACGCATGATTGTTACTCCATCTTCTGGATTGCGTGACGTAAGCCAAGAGCACCAAGGCCAGCTAGAAAGGATTGAATGGCGCCAGGAAAATCACCCTGGCTGAATTGATACACAGACAGGCCAATCAGACCAAAGCCAGCCAGATACGTTTTTTTACCATCAAACAGGTTCATTTTAAATACCCCATAGGTATCAGTGTTCTCAAAACCAAGACTTCTCATTTTTGCTCCGGTGTCAAAGTTACTCGGTAAACATGGTCTAGTATTACCGGCTGTTCCACACCTTGTGGTACACATTGCTCTGCGGCCTGCGGCATGGGTTGAGGTTGATAATAAAAGGCACGCTGTGGGGCAATTGCATATTTCTGCAATGCATCAGGATCGACGGCAACTGTCCGTTGTGTCTTCCCCTTCATAAATGGGAAAGTCAACCAACCGAGATTACGGAACAGCAGTGTCACGATAGCAGCGCCGACCAGACCATTCATGATAGTCTGATTATTCATCAGAAGATCCATTGCCCTTCCCCAGAGCGAAAATGAAAAACAAGATGATCAGTAATCCAGTCCATAGGGAATCTACCGGCGCCGGCTCAGGTGCGGGTGGTACGTTCGGCTTGGGCCGGAGGTCTGGAGTTCTGTTTGGTTCATAGGATGGGTCGGCTTTCCGTATCGCCGCTGCCATAGCCACAGCCAGATCTTCGGGGCCTGTATACTCAGTCTGGGCATGATACTCGATACCTCTCCCTGATTGGTTTGCTGGTCCCTGTAAAGAAAGATGGAAGCGCCGTGCCGGATCCGGACGAAACACCTCAGTGGCCCAATCACCCCATTGATAGGACTGTACAGTAAATTTGGGGGCCACATTGGCTAATGCCGGATGACTTTTCAGATCGCCAGAAATTCTCTCCGAAACTTCCTTGTCGGCAATCAACGTCAATCGAAGCTTGCTGGAATCATCGGTCAGTGTGTCGCCAGCAAAAAGTTTACGCACACCTGTACGATCAGCTTTCACGCCGCCAATGGAATACGATTCTTCTTCTGGAATTTTCTCGTGAACGACTCCAAAGAAAAATTCACTATTGGTCGATTGCCACGGTGGCTTGCCAGGATCAAACCAATGATCGGACCTGGAATCATAATCTCGCCATACCTTCTTCTTGTCATCCCAGCCACCGATCTGCACACCAGCCTTGAAGAGATATACTCTGTCTGGATCATCAGCCCTATAGCGCCATTGGTAACCGACGCCAAGTTCAACCGGAGGCGTCGCCTGGGAAACGGCTTTTGGAGTCTGCATCCCAGGAAGGCGAGATCTAGATTGAGACACACTCGGGCCGACCGGCCCACAGCCGCTTGGGCCTCAAGAGGCCGAAGCCAGAAGACCCTCCAGTGCCAGACGATTACGTCGTTCTGGCAGCAGTTCTGCCGGCACATTGATTGGAATAGGTGGCGGTGAAGGTGCTAGTAGAATCACGGCCCAGCCTCCTCCAGTCATTTTCCAACGACGCAAAAACTCGACTCGACTCATCCATTCGAGTTTGTCAGAGCCTACAAAGTTATTGTCAAGAATTGTAGCCCACTTCTCATCCATATGAACAAGATTAACCATGTGTGCTACCCGGCCGCCGTAACGCTCACTATAGCCATAGGTCACAGCAACCATGCGTCCTGTCTTCATGGCCAGATCAAGAATGCCAGGATCATTGCCTGAATATTGAACATACTTTATGCCAGGTGCGTACTTGGCCATCATTCTATCGACTTTTTCCGGCCAACCACCACCAGGCTCCTTACGCATCTTCTGCTGGAAACCACGAAGCTCATTCTCATTGGCCCAGCGAGCAGACATCTCAATCGAAGTAAAAACACATAGACCAGCACCATCTCGACCGCCTACGTTCTTGATATGCTCCTTCTCTGGCAGCTCGCAAATAACTTCAGTGCCATCCGGGCCGCGCGAACCCATCACCTGAGCACGCTCCGCGTGAATAACTGACACAAACAGAAGAATAAATACAAATGAAAAGAGATATCTTATCATAAGATACCTAATAGGATGGCTCTGATTCAAGATAGAAAACAGAAGAATTTAATTTGCCAACTCGGTTAGCCCCTCCACCTCCTAGAGTGATGAGCACACCATTACCAGTGGATGTACTAATAGGCATTGGGAAAATGAAATGATAGGGACCAGGGTCGGCCAAATCAAGATCCAGAAGAAGAATGTTTCCAGGAGTCTGAAAAATTTTCAAAGATCTATCCTGTCCT